ATTCTTGAAGTATTGATACTGTGCCTGATAAGTCTGTTCGGAAGAATTCGCGTAGGATCTACTACCAAAAATCTCATACTCAGCCAATAGCGGCAAGTAGTCAACAGATGTGGTAACATTCGATGCCGTATTTGAGCCGCCACCAACATTATCCGTATAGATTGTCATTGGTTGCATCACAGCACGAAGATCTGCCGGAAGAGCCGCCATCAGTGTGTTCGCAACAGGACTCGTTGCCGTCGTAGATGTAGCATCGCCATCATTCGTATTTGTTGAACCAAGTACATCGTAACGAAGATCGCAGCCTTTCCAACCACCAGAGTTCGTATTTGAACTATGGTTCATGTTGAAATATTTCGTTCCGTCTGTGGAATAGCTGTTGTACTTACTATCGGTCAAGCAAATATCAACACCATTAGTCAAAGCGGTCTTGAATGTACCAAAATCAATTCCGGTTGCTCCATTATGATTAAATCCGAGGATATAAACATAATAAGTTCCACTAACTGACTTAGTACCAACTGTTCCGCTCACAGAAACGGCCTTACGATCACCAACTGCCCAATAGCTCGCACCTGTTCCAGAGACGCTATGAATAGCAGCCCAAGAGTTGTCATTCAGCGTAGCAAGAATAAACTCAGCTTTGACCGTAACAGTTTTGCTTGTGGGCGCGGTATAATTCGTGCCGGCAGTACAGCTTACTGTAATAGTGGCTTCACCGTTTGTCTGATTCACATGAGAAACAGTAACCGTAGTCCCACTGCGAGAAGCTGTCGCCACGCTTGTTTTATTAGATACAACACTCAAAGTACCATCATAATTTCCGCCGATGGTGAATGTATCAGTCAGTTTACTTAAATTCAGCGTGATACTTGTCTTGCTTACAGTCAGAGTGCCAGTTGCCTTGCCGATCTTCCAAGAAACGGTCTTTGCCGTAATCGTACCGTCAGACCAGCAATAGTCATCCTTCGGCGTAAATGTCGCATTGTATGTGCCAGCATTTGTTCCTGATGTCGTTCCACCAATCGTCATCTTGGATGTATCATAGTTTCTCCAAGAAGGAGACTGTGAATTCTTATTATATGTCAGCGTCCCACTCTGGCTCGGAACAGTCGAAATCGTCAAACGATTTGGAGTTCCGGTTATTCTATTACTTGTGTTTACATTAACTGCGCCATCCGTAGAGATGGGGAAGAATGAAATGTAATAGGTTGTTCCGTTAGTTAGGCCAGTAACAGTAAGCGCAGAATTCGCATACTGATTGCGAGTGGTTACATTTAGGCTGTAAGCTGCATCGCTATCATCTGGAGAAGTTGCATAACTTCCAGCTTTAACAACGATCTTTGTACTCGCCCATGTTGCAAGCGTCACACCATCCGAAACCACGGTTGCGGATGGATCAGTCCACTTGATTGCAAGCTTTCCATTGCCAGCAGCAACGGCACTCGCGCCAGAAATATCACCGACCTTTACGGCAGCAGGGGTAACATTGAATTCATCATCCGTGCTGTCCGTATATGTACCAGTGGTAGTGTATGGGAACAGCTTGTAGTAATACTTCACGCCGTTAGTCAATCCACTATCACAGAAATAAGCAGATTTATATTGATCTCGCGTCTTGCTATCGAGAACGATTGTGCCATCTCTACGACTTGTCGGAGCAGAACCAGCCTTACGAACAAGGAGTGTTCCTCCCCATGCAGCAAGAGTAGAGCCGGCAACGACCATATCATCAGGATCAGTCCATTTTACATAGACCTTTCCAGCCGCCGCGAGCGTTGTAATTCCCGTAACAGCAGCAAGGGCAAGTCCGCCGCCAGATCCGCCGCCAGTTGGGAAATTAGAAATAATAGGCATATTGATTCCTCCATTAACCTAAGAGAATAATTACAACGGGAATGTCTTGTTCTGGCAGTTCGCCATCAGCTACGATTTGTAGCTTTCCGTTTTCCTGACCAGTGATGGAGAGCAACGCTTCTCGCGCAATTTCCCGTTGCTCGGCAGTCGCACTATGCGCCACCGAAATAGTTCCGTTTTGCGCAGCACCAAGCCCCTCAATAGAGAGTTCTTGTGTGAAAGGAGCATCTACGCCTACCCATGCGGAAGCCAGCAATGTTGCCGTAGCTGAAGTGCTTTTGTCTGCTTTCTCGCCAAGAGCGGTGTCAATTTTCACCATGTTGGATTGTCCAGAACCATTCATTTTCTGTCTCCATGTTTGGAACTTAGCAGACGCATCATCTTCCAAATAAAGCCCGTAGTTAGTTGTTTCGCTCATCCGTCAACACCGCCTTTCTTAACTCAGCAAAATAATGACGGTTGGAATATCGCAGGTGGGTACAGTGCCATCCGCAGCGATTGTGATAGTTCCATCGGCCTGAGCGCAGACATAAAGCTCTCCATTCTTTACTGCCTCCATCGCTTGTGCTGAAATGTCTTGTGTAATGCTGATAATTCCATTCTGATTTGCACCTAATCCATTGATCGAAATACTCTGTTTGCCGTTTACCCATCCATCTGCGGCCAGAGTTGCATAAACAGCGTCGCTTGCGCCGCTTCCAGATGTGAGGTCAACCCACGCATCATTCAAATAGCGCCAGAAGTGAGCCGTATCTTTTACAAAGTAAAATTTGTCCAATGGAGCAAGAATTGCTGTTCTTTCCGCGTCCGTCTCCAAATCAATAATGTCTGTAAGATGCTTACGAACATTGTCTTTGGTGTCATAGTAGACATCGGAAGTATCAGTGCAGATCAGATACCGTCCAGGTGTAATCGGAATCAAGGCAGTATTTTCAGCCTTGCTTTTTACAGTTTCAAAAACCCGAAAATTGTATCCCACTTGCACACCTCCTTAAATT